AACATTACACCAGCTCCGAAACTTCCCATTATAGAACCGGCTAATGCATTCCAAGCTTGTGATTTTCTATTGAGTACTAAAATATCTCTCTCAGCATCTATTGCTGTAAGTTTATTCCTAGCGAGTTCTTGTTCTTGGGCTGACGATTTAGCAGTTATAGCATTGTACACTCTGTAATATGCTCTTTCATTTTGCGCTAATGCTAAAGTATTTTCGTGCATTGCTCGCTTTGCATTTTCCTGAATCATAACAAATGGTAACATAACTATTTGAGCTAGTTTAATCATAGCAACCCATTTTAAGAAATGCCCCATTAATCCACCACTAGTTAATACGTCATTCATATAATCCAATGCTTGAAATACTTTAAATAGTCCTCCCGCCATCCACTCTATTCCTTTAAGTGTCTGTTCATTAGATAATAATTCACTGAACTGAGTCAATGATAACATAACTGTTTTAATTAAATCTGGTCCTATTTTCTCAAACATAGTTATAAAATTGTCTACCATTACACCAACTTGTTCCATCACTTCAGGCGTACGTAATGGAGCTAATAGTTCTTGCTTTAGTTTAGCGAACATTGCTGTAAAGGATTCCATTTGAACTTCTACAACTTCAGCTAATGCACCTTGTGAATTCTCAACTTGGTGAAGCATATCCTGATAATCACTAGACGCACCTATCAATAAACCAAACGAACGTAGCGCACGTGTACTGAAAACATCAGTAGCACCCTGTAACGTTACCATTAGTTCAGTATTATCTTCGAATGCCTCTATTAAAGCATCAATATCAAGCTTCCCGTCTCGTATGATTTGGAAACTATGGCCCATCATATTCATCCAATCTTGAAGCTTATCAGTTTCTGCTATCATAGTTAAAAACATTTGGTTAACAGAACGAGAAGCAATACCAGCTTCTAAAGCTCGATTAGATAATACGGCCATTATAGATATTAATTGCTCATATGAAACACCAGCCATATGTGCAGTAGAACCAGCATAAGCAAATGCTTTCTGTAAATCACCAACGTCCAAAATAGATTCCTGCGTTGCAACCTGCATTGCATCTAAAATTTCTTTTGTTTCACTAAATTCTTTATCGAAAACGTTCACAGCGAACACTGTCATACGAGCAGCTTCTTCGAAAGCTATTCCATTAGCTTTAGATAATGCTGTCATATACTCAATAGATTCGTTTACTTCATTAACTGTTAAACCAGCTTTACTTAGCATAACAGTACCACGTGCTATATCATCACCAGATACACCGAATTGTGTAGATACTCTATTAATAGTATCTGCTAATTCGTTCATATCATCTTTAGTAACTCCACCTAATGCACGAACACTAGTAAGAGATTCTTGGAATTGATTAACTGCATTGTAAGCTACAAATGCACCAGCTCCAAGTGCCATAAAAGAACCAGCTAATACCATTATCGCAGCATCTGCTATTCTAGTTTGTGATGAGATAATGCCAGTAGTTCTGGTCATACGAGCTTCAAGGCCAGCTAATGCTGCCTGAGCTTGAGATGTAGCAATATTATATTGAACGTTTATAGAACCCATTAACTTCCACCCACTTGTTTTCTGTGATAACCAGCTCTAGTGTAAAGTCCTTTACGGAATTTACGTCTTCTAGCTTTTCTCGTGAATGGTACTGGACTTCCCATACGTGCACCAGCTAAACCAATTGACATAGCTTTAACGTACGCATATGCTGCGCCCATATTCTTCTTACCGAATAATAAACCTCTGATATCAGATAACATACCGATGTAGTGCCAGTACTTAGTTGGCGGTAAGAACCACCATATTAAGTGATTACCAAATAATTTTCTTATCACACTAGTCAACTTCTGACGTTTATATCTTATCGCATCGTGCTTTAAATCAAATAAAGTTACTTTAGGTTCTTTATTACCTCTATTTTTATGTATTTTAGTTTTCTTAGCAGCTTCAGCTGCTTCTATTGCTCCCATTCTATAGTGAGCATCTATTTCGTTTAATGTTTTTAATCCAGAAAAACCTGTCTCAGCGTATGCTTTTTTAACTGCTTTATGTCCACCTTCTAAATATAAATGAAACAATCTTTCAACGTTTCCCATACCAGCAGCAAGACCTGGATATATAAATGGTCTAGCGGGACTAGTTCCCATACCAAATTCGTGAGCCCATACATAAGGGACTGTATAAAATGGTTGAACTATACCATCTACTTGCATATTCGCATTGCCCGATGGATTCATATCATTCATTGTAGATTTAACTGCGCCCTGATATCCTCTACCTGGATATGGTTTTAAAACCGCTGCAACTGGAGCCAAATGAGCAACTACATCTATTAAACTTGTACCTCTCATACCAGGAGGATATGCCGTTTTGCCTTTTGCTATCGGACTTGGCTGTTTATAAAAACTTCCATCTGGACTTAAGTAAGTAGTGAGTTCTGGTCTTACAATGCCGCTTTTATTTCCATAAGTCATTTCCTTAGTTCGCATCAGTCCTGGCGTTTTAAATCCACCTCTAGTATAGGCTTTATTTGGTCCCATCATCTGCAAACCTTTAGGCCAATCTCCCCACCTATATGTATACATTTGCCATCCATCTGGTAATGTAGCAGTAAAAGTAGTACCATATAGAGGTATAGCCGGTTTAGGAACTCTTCCTTTATATTTACCATATCTTTTCGTTTTTTCTTCTATGGTTTTTAATTTTAAAGGTTGCCATTTAAGTCTTCCACCTTGGAAAAATTCTTCTTTGATTCCATCTCCAATCATACCACCAGCGTGTTGTTCTACATAGTTAGCAGCCATTTTAGTATAATGCCTCCAAGCGTGAACTTTACCAGCAGCGGAATCTGCCATAATAGCACTAAGAGCCATACGTTCAGGCATTGACCTCATATTTCTAAATTCTGGGTGACTTAAAGCTTTTGAAAATAACTTCCCAGCTTTAGTATTACCATCAGTTATATATTTATTAACTGCTTGACGCGCTGCGCCAGGAGTAATACGGTATGTTTCACCAGTTACAGATACCCTAGCGCTGGGTATTCCGCCGATTTTTTGACTGCCGGTACCAAGTACCTGATATTGTCCAGAGAGTCCTCTCTCTACGGCGGACGTTTTACTTATTGCCAGGGCTTCTGTATGATATATTAGGTCTATATTACTAGCCATTATCGTACTCTTGAGTTAGCTTCTTCTTGAGCTCTCATTTTTTCTTCTGATATGAAATTATCAAATTCATTCATAGAGGCTATTTCCGTCATTCCTGAATTCAAAACTGACGGCATATCTCTTATATCGATTCGATATTTTTCAATACGTGTTGCGGCGTATGTTTCGTTTGCCTTATCCTTAGTCCATTCAGTTACTATTGGTAACTCGAACCAAGGCTCACTAACGAGCGGCAACGACCATTCTTTTGCGAGATGTAGTAAGGCTAACTCTTGGTCGTCGTGTCTAAATTTTCAGATACCGATTTCCATACATCATCTTTATTTAATCCCAATAATTCAAAATAAAATGGCAGAATAGCAGCTCTATCTGGAGCTTCTAATTCTGTTACATCATCTTGTAATGTTTTTTCCGATTCTTGCTTCAAATCTAAACAAAGAAGTTTTAATATCTTTGCTGCGATTTTTGCGTCGGCTTTCGTGTCATCTGTGAGACCGGTTGAAAATTCTTGGAGATTTTTAATTTCTCCTATTGTTGGACGTTTAAATGTCATAGTATCCTTTGATAAAGGAAACGTAAACTTAACTGTCGTCTCTGGTTTTGTGTATTTATCTAATAATTTTCCCATTCCTAATTCCTCTTATTAATTTTTGTTTAGCTGTAGCTAAGGTGGTTGGCGTATGCTTAATTAAAATGCTTATGCCGTATCTGGTTTTGCAGCTGTGGATGCTGTATGCCATCCTTTTGCGTAACCGTCATTGTGGTCATCTGAACCTGAAGTTATTGCTGAAGAATGCGTATCGAATGATACATATCTTGCATCTTCCCAAGAGAATGAACCTCTTGTTGCTTGTTTACTTGCGAAACTTACGGAACAATTAATTTTACAGTTATCAAAACACCAAAACAAAAAGTTGTCTGATGCTATTTGTTGCTGTACGATGATTGCATATCCACGTGAATCAGTTGCTCGGGTTGTTTGCACATCTCGAGTTGGATTAAATCGCGGAGTATTTGCTACACCATCGTCTATTTCGTTCCATCCATTAGGGAAGTAATAAGCAAGAGCCTTTAGCATTAAGTGGTCCCAATTAGTTGTAGTAGTGTCTTCTTTCATAATAAAGTCACAACTACCGCTACCGGATTCCTTAATGTCAATATCGTGGTCGAATGCATCTCCAAGAGATTGATATGTATCAAACTCTTTTCCGAATGACCCGATAGATACTCCAGTTATATGTGGTATCTCAAGAAGAAACATTTCATCAACACTTGCGGTTGCTAATTTAATAACAGCCTGCTCAACTAATGCCGATTCATCTTGTTTCGTATATGCACCGTTATGGGCATCACTGATTGTATTCTCTCTTGCGATAAACA